GGGTTTTGAACGCGAACTTGAGCATGAGCGGATTGACGATATCTTTGCTGAAGCTGCCGAGGCTGAGGCTGAGGCACGCGACAAGAAGGCTAAACGCAGGACTCGAAAGCTAAAATGAAAATCAAGACCGTCGCCATCGGCTCGATCAGTCAGGATCCTGCGAACCTGCGAAAGCACGGCGAAAGGAACATTGACGCGATCGTTGCCAGCTTGCGCAAGTTTGGGCAGCAACACCCGATCGTGATTGACTCCAAGGGTATCATCCTATCGGGCAACGGTCGCTACATGGCAGCCGTTAAGCTCGGTTGGAGTGATATCAAGGTGGTCGAATCGTCGCTCACTGGATCGGCTGCGACCGCTTACGCCATCGCTGACAACCGGACGGCAGAACTGGCCGAGTGGGATACCACGGCGCTGGCTGAGACCTTGCGAGCGTTGCAATCGGAGGAGTTCGATACGGCTGCGGCGGGGTATAGTGATGGCGAGATTGATGCGTTGGTGGAGGGGTTGGGGAGTGAGTTGCTGAAAGGCGTCGCAGTTGACGACCCTGACGGGGAATGGCAGGGAATGCCAGATTTTGAACAGGAGCAGGTAAGCGAAGTTCAGCTGATCGTCTATTTCCCTTCAGTTCAGGCTAAAATCGACTTTTTCGATAAGGTAAACCAGCCGATTACTGGGGAGACTAAGTTCCTATGGTTCCCGAAAAGTGCTAAACCGCAACGTCAATCGGTAGAGACTATGTTGGTTGTCAATGAAGAATAAATATCCGATCTACGTCATTAGCAAGGGGCGATGGGAGACTCCATTGACGGCTAATGCACTGGCAAAGATCGGGGCAAATTACAAGGTGGTTGTTGAGCCTCAAGAGTATGATTCCTACGCTAGAGTTATCCGCCCCGAGTTGATATTGACTCTGCCATTCTCCAACCTTGGCCAAGGTTCAATTCCGGCTAGGAATTGGGTCTGGGAACATGCAACGAAACAGGGGTCTGACAGGCACTGGATACTTGATGACAACATCTATCGTTTTCATCGTCTACACCAAAACAAAAAATGGGTCTTCCAGGACGCGACACCCTTTGCAGTGATCGAGGATTTTGTAGACCGATACGCCAACATCCCGATGGCTGGAATGAATTACGAGCTTTTAGCACTGGCCAAGAACAAAGCCAAACCGATCACATGGAACACAAGAATTTACTCTTGCATCCTTCTTTCAACCAAGACAAATCAGAGATGGCGTGGGCGATACAATGAGGACACTGACCTTTCTTTGCGATTCCTGAAAGCTGGCAACTGTACCGCTTTGTTCAACGCATTTTTATGCAAAAAAGTTGCAACGATGACGATGAAGGGCGGGAACACTGACCAACTATACAAGCAAGATGCTGCATTCGATGGCCGGCTTGAAATGGCTCGATCCCTCCAGAGACAACACCCCGATGTGGTCAAAGTCACCCGAAAGTTTAACCGGTGGCAACACCACGTTGACTACAGGCCGTTTAAGGGTAACAAGCTGATCCGGCGGGCTGGAATCGAGATTGCAAACGGCGTCAATAACTACGGAATGGCACTTATTGACGCCTCCACTACCTCCAATGGAAAAACAGTGACGCATGCCACCGAACATCCAAAACCTTAAACCGTGGCCCAAGGGCGTCTCTGGAAACACCGGTGGTCGTCCAAAAAAGCCGCTCCAGATCGCCCTCGAAGCGGAGCTGGATGCCAAGCCAGAACTCTTGCGGGCGATGGTCCAAAAGGGCCTGAAGATGGCTCTGGAAGGTGACTTCCGGTACTGGTCAGCAATCTGGGACCGGATGGACGGCAAGGTGACGACGAGCATCGAAATCAGCGATAAACCCCAAATCGACTGGGCAAGTCTCGATAATGAGTGCGACACACCCCCACGCAAAACAGTTAATCCCAAGGGGCCTAAACCGCTTCCTGCAAGCGGCAACACCAGCACACCAGTGGTCGCCAGAACACTTGGCGGAGTGCCGACGGGCGCTGGACAGGGTGACGACCGGTGAATGCAAACGGTTGATGCTGTTCTTGCCGCCCAGGCACGGCAAGAGCGAGCTGGCAACGATCCATTACGCTGCTTACAGGTTATTGCTGGATCAGAGTTTACGGGTAATCATCGGGGCCTATAATCACTCGCTGGCCTGCACATTCAGCCGACAAACGCGACGCATCGCCAAGGAATTCGGTTTCGAGTTTTCCGACGACCAAAACAAACAAAATCAGTGGTCAAGTGAACATGGCGGCGGGCTGTATGCGGTCGGTGTCGGATCAGGTGTCACAGGCTATGGTGCTGACTTGGTGATTATTGACGATCCAGTCAAGAGCCGTGCCGAGGCTGAATCACCCACCTATCGTGCTCGCGTGATGGATTGGTATCAAAACGACCTTTACACACGCCTTCACCCAGGTGCTGCAATTGTCCTGATCATGACCCGCTGGCACAGCCTCGACTTGGCTGGTCAATTACTAGAGCAGGCCAATGACGGTGGCGAGCAATGGGATGTGGTCAGCCTGCCGGCCATTGCTGAGGAAGATGACCTGATTGGTCGTCAGACCGGTGAGGCACTGTGGCCAGAACGGTATTCGGTGGAGGACTTCGACCGGATCAAAAAGACCGTCGGTTCCTACGCCTTTTCGGCACTGTACCAACAGACACCAACGCCCCGTGATGGCGGTTTCTTCAGGCCGGAATGGTTCCGAATCGTCGATCCATCACCGATACCAGACAACTCCAACTCATGCCGAGCGTGGGACACAGCCGCAACGGTCGGCGGTGGTGATTACACTGCCGGTGTGTGGATGTGCAGGACCGGCGACATCTACCGTGTCAAGCACGTTTCGCGGGGGCAGTGGTCGCCTGCTACACGTCGTACAATTCAGCGACAGATCGCTGAGACCGACGGGCGCGAAACCATCGTCCACCTGGCACAGGACCCCGGCTCCGCTGGTGTCGATCAGGTCCAGCATGATACCCGCAACCTGATCGGTTACGGGGTGATCAGCAAACGGCCAACAGGTTCCAAGGAAGTGCGGGCAATGCCAATGGCGGCTGCGTTTGAATCCGGTTCGATTGAGCTGGAACGCGGCGACTGGAACCGCGATTTCATTGACGAATTGTGCTCATTTCCGACCGGCAAACATGATGACCAGGTTGATGCCGCTGCCGACACGTTCAGCTATCTCTCCTCAGTACAACCGTTCAGATGGGTCTCCTAAACCACTATGGCAACACTATTCGACAGCATCCGAGACCGGTTCACGAAGTCCGTGAGGGCTGGCGTCACTGCCAACACCGCTGATATTGCCGCCTCATCATGGTCTGTAGATATGATGACTGGCTTATCTAACGACTACATGACCCTCGCACGCCCTTACACACAGGTTTCTGTGGTTCAGGCCGCGATTCAGGCGATGCGGCGTAACTCCACTAAGGCGATCATGCAGGTAGGCTATTGGGATGAGGATGGCGGGTTTAAGCCGATTGATCACCCTTTGCAACACCTCTGGCAACGTCCATCACCGGGCGAATCAGATGCGACGGTGCTGGAACACCTTTACGCCAGCCTGTGCGATAACGGCAACGCCTACGTGCAAGTGATCACCAACACCGCTGGTAATGCGGTCACTGAGTTAATGCCGATACCGTCGCCTTGGATTCAGCGTCCGATCATGGGCGAATCTATTAACGAAGTGATCGAATATCCAGTACAGGGAAGCGATTGGGGCCGTGCTTACAACTACTCCGTTCCAGCCGAATTGATGCTGGCCTACCGTCAGGGGCGCAGCAGTTATGCCCAATCGCGTGGCGTTTCGGTGCTCGATTCTGTCGTGGCTGAAATGGCATTAGTCAAGATCATCGGTCAATATGAGACCACCGTACTATCCCGATCCGGCGTGCCATCGCTGATTGTGTCGCTCAAAACGCTCGGCAATCTATCCGACCTGCAACTATCGCAAGTCCAGTCTGATCTGGCACGGGCTGTGAGCGGTAAAGCAGTGGGCCGACCATTCGTCGGAACATCCGAAATGGATATCAAGTCACCCGGCTTTTCGCCAAAAGATCTATCTGTCTCGGAAATGGCCGATTTAGCCACCGCTCGCATCTGTGGCGTGTTAGGATGGGCACCTATGTCGCTCAAACAGCCTGACACGGGCAAGACTTACAGTAACCTGGTTGAGGCCAACAAAGCGTCATGGCGGGACGCGGTGATCCCGTTTCTCGATCTTGTGGCCGGTGAACTCACTCGACTCGTGCAGACACTGCCCATTGCCTGCGGTGGTGTGACATCGCAGCCTAATCCAGAGCTGTGCGTGCGGTTTGACACTTCTCAGATCGAAGAGCTTTCAGTGGACCGCAAGGCGCTGATGGACATCGCCACGGCAGGCGTTGGGGCTGGCATCTTTACGATCAACGAAGCGCGTGCCACTTTGGGCCTTGGTGAGCTGGAGGAAGTTCCGGCGGTTGAGGCTGTCGAGCCGGAAGATCCTGCGGAAACCGAGACACCTGAAGCGGAAATGGAGGCGGAATAAATGGCCGGAACTTATGCGATCGAAATCGAAGCTGGTGCCAGTTACAACCGCACCATCAATTGGACCTCTGCCAACTTGCCAGTCAACCTCAACGGATGCACGGCACGGTTGATGGTCCGCACATCTTACAGTGACGCCAACACGACGCTCTCGCTGGTATCGCCATCGGCTTGTTTGTCGATTAGTAATGCGACCAACGGGGACATGCTTTTGAGCCTTGACCCTGCTGTGACAGCCAATCTGGTCGATGGCGTTTACGACCTCGAAGTCCTGTTTGGCGGTGGCCCGGTCACACGGCTTTTGAGTGGCACATTGACAGTCTCACCGGAGGTGACACGTGGCTGATATTCAAGTCGTGACAATCGGCGTTCAAGGACCTTCTGGCGTCAGCGGATCGTCTGTTCCAGCCACAACCACCACACTGGGCGGCGTGATCGTCGGCAACAATCTGACCGTGCTGGCCAACGGGATGTTGTCGGCTAACGCTGCAACTGTCACAAACATGCCGTGGGGCAATATCACCGGCAAACCGTCTACCCTGGCTGGTTACAACATCACAGACTCTTACCCGCTCACGGGCAATCCGTCTGGCTTCCTTGTGTCTTCCAGCCTCACGCCTTACGCGCTCACGTCCAGCTTGACTGTCTATCTGACCACGGCAACAGCCGCTTCGACCTATCTTCCATCGGCCAATTTCAGTTTCGCGAACATCTCTGGAAAGCCGTCCACTCTGGGTGGTTATGGCATCAGTGATGGTCTGCTCGCTACCACGGCGGCATCGACCTATCTATCAATCACCACAGCAGCATCGACCTACGCAACAACCTCAAGCCTTTCCAGTTATTTACTCTCAGCCACGGCGGCCTCGACTTACGCCTTGCAGGCCACGACGATTGCAACCGGCACAGGCTTGACGGGCGGCGGTGCTCTTAATGCAAGTCGGACGCTATCGCTCACGAATACCGCTGTAACGCCCGGTGTTTACGGTTCGTCCACCCTGGTGCCAGTCATCACGGTGGACGCACAAGGCCGAATCACGTTGGCTAGTACCGTGGCCGTCTCCGGTGGAGGTGGTGGACTCAGCTCTGTTACGGGCAGCACGGGTATCACCGTTACAGCCTGTACGACGGCACCGGTGGTTTCAATTGATTCGACGGTTGCCACGCTGACTGGTACGCAGACGCTGAGTTCAAAGACGCTGGCAAGTCCGACAATTTCGGGCGAACTATTTTTGAATTCCGTTTCGCTTCGCCAAGCCGGTGTCTTGCGCCAAAGCGGATCGGCGGCGATGACAGCTTATGAGCAACTGACAGGCTCTGTCCTAGATATCAATGTCGCCACAGACACCACATTTACGCTCAATTCCGGCACCGCTTTACCCGCAGCCTGGAATATTACCATCGTGCAAACAGGTTTAGGCAAGATCACGATTGTTGGGGCTGGCACTTACTCAGTCGTTGGTCGAAATGGACTGAAAACCGCTGGACAATATGCCGTGATTGGCATCTTCCAAACAACTGCCACAGGCGTTTTTGTCGTCACGGGAGATACAATCGTATGATATTTCTTCCATCTGCCAAGTACCTGTATCGCCCTCAAGCCACCGTCGCGCCCTGGACACCGTTATCACTCACCAACGCCGTGCTTTACGGCTGGTACAAGTCTGACGCTGGGCTGACAGTATCCACTGACGGCGCAGCCGTTGCGACATGGGCCGACCAGAGCACCAATAATAACCACCTCGCACAGCCCACGACCGCTAATCAGGGTGTTTTTCGCACGGCTGCAAATGGCATTAATGGCATTCCGGTGCTGGAGTTTCCATCATCTGCGGTTACTCCCAGATTTATCCAAGACACCGCGTTTTTGGGATCAGACAGCGATGGATTCAGCTTTTATATTGTTTCGAGGAACCTGCCCGTTCGCACCCAATACGGAGGCGCGTTTGTAATTGGATCTCGATCTGGGGCTGGCTCAATAAATCAATTCTGCGATAACCCGATCGGCACCGTCAAGCTCCGTAATCAATTTGGGGCGACTGATTGGGGGAACAGTGCTTACACGTCCAACTACTCAGTGACTAAGGTGTCTTGCGCAGCGAGTTACGACTCAGTTAAATACCAGACAACTTACACGCCCGCCATTGGTCAACCCACTGGCGGCAATATAGCACTGGGAGCCGGATTTAGTCTAGGCGTGAATTACTACGGCTCCGTTGGCTCACAAATCGCCGAAGTGATCGTCTGCAACCGCGAACTGACGGGGGACGAAGAAATCAAGTTAAACACTTACCTTCGATCACGTTACGGCTTCGACCTAAATTACGGTGCCGACCTACCCGTTGCAAGCCCTGCCCTCTGGCTCGACGCCAGCCGCATGGACACGCTCTTCACCGACAACGCACTGACCACAGCAGCCACAACCGACAATGGGCCAATCGGTGGCTGGAAGGATCTGAGCGGCAATAATCGGCACGCATTGCAAACCGGCACCAATCGGCCAACGTGGCGAACGCCTATCAACGGGCTGAATGGGCTGGGGGCGATGAGTTTCAACGGGTCGAGCCAATGGATGGACATTGCGAGTTTTCCGTCTTTGGCAAGCGGGTACACGTTTTATGCGGTACTCAAACAGCCATCGACTATCGGCGTTGCCTTTTCTTCGC